GGCTTCTACTCCGTGCCAGACGCGGTTCCCCAAACGATAACGATTACCACCATCCTTCGCGTGGTCTCCGTTTCCATCACGGACTTCTCCATACAACTTGGCGTTGGCCGTTACACTTGGTCTCTTTCGGGGGCGGTTCAAGTGAATAGCGGAACGACCGTTACCGGGACAATCAACTATCGCATCTACGACGGCGCATACGACCAAGAGACGCACACATTCGGCGGGGACATCATATCCTCCGGCGAGTTTTACCACGGACAGTTTCCAATTGCGCCGGACAAGGCGACACATACGGAAACCGGGACTATTAGAGGAGCCACGCCACAATACCTTACCGCAGTCCTCTCCTATCAAGGTGCGGATTGCCTACCCGTTACAATTGAAACAGAATAAAAACCAAGCAATATGCAAGAGCAGAACAAGAACAACGCAATCTTCATCGGCGGAATCATACTCGCCGCGCTCGCCGTGTTCTTCACGGTCGTTATGCTGACTTATGTGGGAGGCAAGGGACTGTGGAGTACACCCCTCCCCATCGTTGCCGAAGGCTACGGTCTCTACGGTTTCGTCAAGAGAATTTGGAAGTACAACCCCAATAACCGCGATGAGGAGTAGGACATGAAACTATCCATCGCAAACTCACTTGTGGCAATCCTCGGCGGTGTGAAGTTCATGACCGCAGAGGACAAGTCGCTCCGCGAAAGCCTCTTGAACAACTACCTAAACCTGCGCGATTTCGTCCGACCGGCGGAGGACAAGCGAATCGAGATACAAAATAAGTTCAACGCGGATTGGTCCGGTTCGGACACCAAGAGCGCGGAGTTCCAAAGGGCGTTCGCCGCGCTCAACGAATCCGTAGGTGCGATTTTTAACAAGGATGTCGAGATTACTGTCGCATCGGTATCGTTGGACGATTTTATGGGGGTTTCCGGCGCGAAAGACCTGACCCTCGAACAAGTTGCATTCCTTATTGAGTGGGGAGTATTGAAGAAATGAAAGCAAGCCGTGAGGTGCGCCCCTTTCGATTATGTTAATACGGGGCGGGACATTTGGTGAATTTCACCCGCCCCTTAAAGAGAAAGAGAAGATATGGCAGACTATTCAAGTGCATACACCGGAACACAAATAGACACTTTGCTTGGGAAGGTATCCAATGTTGAGAGCGCGGTTTCCTCGCTCTCCTTGGAGGTATCTACCCTTGATAGTGCCGTGACCGACAAGGTGGACAAGGTGGCGGGCAAGGGCCTCTCCGAGAACGACTACACCAACGCGGACAAGACGAAACTCTCGGCACTTCCGACCGCATCGGAACTCAACACCGAACTCAATGGGAAGGCAAGCGCATCATCCGTCTCCAGCATCGAAGCGAAGATTCCGACCGCAGCATCCTCGTCAAACCAGCTCGCGGATAAAGAGTTTGTCACTACAAGATTGGTCTCGAAGGCGGATTATTCTTCGGTCAATGCGATTGCCGCGAAAATCCCGTCCGAAGCATCGTCATCAAACCAACTCGCGGACAAGGCGTATGTTTCGTCAGGACTATCTGGCAAGCAATCCACGCTTGTTTCCGGGACGAACATTAAGACCGTGAACGGCGAGAGCATCCTTGGTAGCGGCAATATCATCGCCGGAGACCCAAACGCGGTCAAGTATGTAGCCCAGAGCCTTACCGCAAGCCAAAAGGCACAGGCGAGAGAGAACATCGGGGCCGCGTCCACCGATGAATTGTCCGGGAGATACTACGGATTCTATACGAGTTCGTCGCTCCTTCCTACCGGAACGACAAGCGGATATGCCTTCGTAGGAGCGTCCGAGCCGTTTGCCGTGTGGAACTACAACGGAAGCACTTGGTCGGACTCCGGCGCAACCGTGAACGCGGTCGAAGGAGAACCGGGTAGGGACGGTGTTGGTTTCGCATCCGTCACCTCCCAGCAAGATGGGACTATTGTAATCACGCTCACCAACGGCGATTCCATTACGATTGACTTGAACCACAACCACCCGCAGTACCCGAAGTATGTGTATCTGACTGATGAGAGCCAGATGCCAGCATCGCCAGATAGTTCGACACTATACTTGATAGCAGAATAATCAAACTAAATAGATATGGCAGTAACAGATAGCGGATTCTATGGCTCGGAGGTCAAATTTGTAGTGGAGATTACATCTCCCGGATTTGACATGGTACGCGATGATTTCCAAATTGAGGTCAAGCGCGGAAGCACATCACGGGTTTTTTCCAAGAGCGACTTGGTTGTTGAGACGACGACCGAAACGATTAACAACGCCGTTGTCGAGAAAACCAACTATTACCTATGTTTCGACACGCACGAGTTCGGGAAAGGTTTGTTGACCGCCATCATAACCGCACATGTCCCAGACATGGATTTCCCGGACGGAATCCGTGACGAGGTTGACAAGTTCGATTTCTTCAATGTGAAGTGGTAGATGGGTTGCGTATCGAGCATATTGCATCGCATTGGCGGCATTTCATCGTCACTTTCAAGGATTGATGGTGGTATCACATCATCACTTGAAATGGCCGAATGTGGTATCACTTCGTCTTTGCAATATGTGTCCGGTATCAATTCCTCGCTTGCAAGGACAAGCGGAATATCTTGTCGGATGGGACTCGTTTGTAGGCCGGACATCGGGGACAAGTACCTCGAAATCGAGCCAGAAATCATTTGGGTCTATCCGGATTGGGCGGTTGATAACAATGTATATAGCAACACGAATTGGAATGTTGATTAAATAACTCTTTAACAATACAAGACTATGGCTTACGCATCATGGGCTAACCCAAACAAAACAAGTGGTAACGGTAACGATACCGTCTCTTGGAGCGCGTCGGAACATACCGGGCGTGAGAGCAGAACCACCACCGCTACCTTCGCCGCATCCGGCGTAGAGAGCAAGACCTTAACAATCGTCCAATCCGGTAAAACCGAGTTTGTGAGTTTCACATCTGCCACCGCCGCCGTTGACAAGACGGGCGGAACCCTCACTATCACGGGTACTTCCAACTCTACCAAGTTGACCTTCTCCTTGACTGGGACGAATGGAATCGGATTGACGCTCCCGGCCTCTTACACGGCAAACTCTGTATCCACGACCAACGGCGCGGCTATTACGGGAGACCCCGGAGCCACGCAACAATACTCGTTCTCTATCACCTTCTCGGACATCGCGGAGAATACTACTATCGCGTCCAAGACGAGCCAATTGACCGTCACGCCGAATAGCGGTAGTTCCGCCGCGCAGGTTTGCACTATCACCCAAGCCGCTGGTGACGCTTACCTCACCATCAGCCCGAACACCATCACCATTCCGGCTGCTGGTACTCCGGCGCAATCCGTCTCCGTTTCCTCCAACACTAACTGGTCTATCTCTTAATGACAACCCAGATAGATTGGGGCGACGGCTCCGGACAAAAGATTACCTTGACATACACGGCATCGGAAGGAAACCAAACCGTCACGGTAACTTCCGATGCCAATGTCGGGTATCTCACCCGGACAAAAGACATCACATTCTCCGCAATTGCCGGAGGAACAACCATAACGAGGGTACTTACGGTATCCCAAACGGGAAAGAATATAACCATCATCACCCGAAACGATACGGCCATGACGGAGAACAATGTCGCGGTTGGGTACGAGCAATAAGATATGGCAGTAACATATAAAGACATAGACGACCTCTCGCAGAAGTCATCGGTGGCCGGAACGGAGAAACTGCCCGTTTCCGATACCCAATACATAACACCGGCGCAGATTGCCACTTGCAAGCAAGTCCATCTGGAGGACGATAGCGAAATTCCCGTGTCCCCGGATGCGAACACCTTGTATTTAATTGATGACGACGGAAGTTCGCTTGTTGGAATTAGAGTCGTTCATCTTGAGAACGAGGGTGATATGCCCTCATACCCGGATAGCGATACTTTGTATTTAATTGACGAATAAAGATATGATAAAATTAGGTTCAAATAGCATCGGAAAGATTTACCTCGGTAGCAACTCAATAGGGAAAGCCTACTTGGGTAGTAACCTTGTGTTTCAAAAGGGCGGAAGTCCAACGCCTCCGACTCCTTCATATAGAAGACTCCCGGACGGCTACACGGAACTTGGTTATGTCCGTTGTGGTAGTTCTGGATATACCGCAGCAGTTAATACGGGTGTCGCAGGCGCGAAAGATTTGGAGATAACAGTTAGATTTGGGTTCGGCACTTTTGTTAATTACAGTCCTATCTATGGGAACTACATTGATGAGAACCATAGATGCAACCGAGCCATCCTAACTAACAGTTCCGGTTCGTTGTATGTTGCTGGCGGCGACAACCTCGCCACCTCCGTAAGTGGGCTTCGTACATACCAAACACATACTCTTACTGTTACCAGAACATCTGCCACACTGGAGGGGGAGACCACCGCTATTTCCGCATCATCAAAAACCGACAACACCAATAATATTTGGCTTGGAAGTAACGGTTCATCAACTCCGCAATCGACAATCAATCTCCGTATTTTTGCTTTTAGCATCAAGAAAGACGGAACGACAATACTTAACTATGTCCCGGCAAGAAGGGAAAGTGACGAGAAAATCGGGTTCTACGACATCGTTGCAGATGCTTTTGTACCATCGTCAACATCCGCCGAATTTATCGCCGGGCCAGACGCTGTGTATTCCGACGAACTTCTCTTGTGCCTTAATTGGAGAGGTGGGCAAGACCTATACTCGTCAAATCTTTGGTTTGATACTGTCGGCGCACAATATTGGACCCTTTCTAACGGCACACAACAGTCGGAGTATTATGAATTTATTAACTCCAACCCGGCGATTCTAACGCAGTACGCATCGTTGGCGGGGACTTTACCAGACCTCGGATACCATTGGAAAGCGGTCGCGGATATTGCGATTAGAACGCAAACGCTCAATCCTACAGATTTTATCCCAATAGATTTCGGTTCGCTTGGTGCTGTTGATTCTGGAAGTTATTCATTTGGTTTTTTGGTTACGAAATCTTCCGGGCTATGGAACATAAATGCAAAATTTAATGGTGGCACATATCCTTCGTTCCCTTCCGAAAAATATGATATTCCCGCAGAGACGATTACAACGAGCGAGACATGGATTAGGAGGACTGTTACAATAGGCGTTCGTGCTTCGTCAACGGCTGGGAATGATGAGGCTTTCATAAGTGTTGACGGAAGGGGTTCCGCTACCTCCGAGGAGTTCACACCGATTCGAGCAAACAAATGGGTGAATACCAAGAATTTTATCGGGAGAAGTAATGTAAACCCCGGCTCCAATTATCCTTACGCGACAAGTTGCCGGATTTATTCCATTCAAGTTTATTACGAACCAATAATCTAACGAAATATGGCAAATCAAACTGTATATCCCTACGGAACGGGAGGAAGTCTTCCCGCAAGTGTAGGAATCATCAATGACCTCGCAACAGGAGGTGTTAATAAGGCATTGTCGGCGGAACAAGGAAAGGTGATTGGTGAGGCTATCGGTGGGATTACCACTCCGGTAACGGTTTCCCTTGAAAACGGTGCCATCTATGCGTGTACCTATGCAAGCAATTTCGGTACTGCAAATAGTTCGGAAACGGCACTTAAAATGTCCGAGGCCGTTCCTTGTAGCGGTTATGTCTCCCTTCGTTATCCGCAGTTCTATACAACTTACAGTTCATATTACGGTTACGGATTAGTGTTCTATGACAATGATGACGAACCGATTGCTGGCTATCCTATCAAAAGTGGGACATCCGATGCGCGGACTGTGGAAGTTCCATCATCTGCTGCATATTTCAAATTTACATACCGAGATGCGTCGTCTGCGGTTGTATATCTCACGACGGAATCGAAGATTGACAAAAAGGTGCCGCTCGTCAATGACTTGAATGTGAATTTTTATGCGAATTTCACAAGCGACACGCCCAATGTGAAATTCTCGTTCAATCCGCTAAATGACAATGCCGGATTCTTTGCGGCCTGTGTAGATTCGCAGGATTCCCGTATATGTCTTGACCTTACCGGGCGTAATTACGAGAAGGCATATAAACTTTCTTTGAAATATAACAATTCCGGGACAAGCGCCTCGACATACTATTGTGTTTATGTAACGACCATTCGGCAAAGCGGTAACAGGGGAGCGGTATTCAGTAGTGTTGCTATCCCGACAGGGACTGGAACTCTTACCACGGTAATTCCGAAGAATCGGTTCGATATAAATTACATTCAGCTATCAAGCCAAGCATCAAGCGGTATGCCTACGGGTTCCACTTCTAACATCTACGATTTACAGATAGAAGTTGATGACGAAGGAGGGACGCCCGGTGGTTCTCCATACAATGGGCCGCTTGTAAGCGTAGAGAAACACTATGTTTCTGTTAAGCCGGTAGCCACCGTAACGTCTATCCTTTCACAAGGCGGTGCTTGCTTTGGGGACTATCTATTTATGTTCGCTTCGTCGAACACGACTTGCTGGATATACAACCTCGCAACAAGTACACTCTTGCAGACATATACCATCCCGTCCGAAGAAAGAGGATTCGTTAGTAATTGTCATTGTAACACCGTGAACTTTGGTAGTGAGTATTACGACTCCGATGACCCGTTCCCGCTCATCTATGTATCTACGGGCTATGCCTCCGGCGGTAATACGGGCGCATTGGTGTACCGAATCATCGCAACTACCGAGAGCGATGTTACCACATACTCCTTGACCCTCGTCCAGACCTTGAAGATGCCGGGAGATGGGTGGACGGAGTTCGTTGTCGGAGGGGATGGCGATTGCTATTTGTGCTACACCACGCCGAGAACAATCTATCGCATGAAGATGCCAAAACTCTCGGACGGGGACATGACATTTGATTTGTCGCAAGCGCTGGAAACCTATCAGTTCACTCTGCAACCGAGTTGGTATAACGGTTCGCGCAATCAAAATCGAATCTTCTACGGGGGAAAGATTTACATGGTTTCCGGCGTACCCGCTTCTAATGAAGCCTCATTGTTCGTGGCACTTGACCTTGCAACGCGGACAAGGGTTGTCGAAATTGACCTGAAAAACTCACTCGGTATCACTTCCGAGCCGGAGACGGTATTCATCTGGAACGGCCATTTCTGCGTTTTCTTCTCGCAGAACACAACGGTTTATGCGTTGTATTTTGATTAAACAATCATACACTATGGACATCAAGACATTCTGCAAGCGCTTCATGCTTTGGACGGCGATTATTACCGCCGTGGTGGTTCTCATCTGCGGCCTCATCTGGGGCAAGGTCATCGAGGAAAATCTGTTCCAAGAGATTGCGAAGTGGGTGGTGATGACGCTCGTTATCATCGGCATCATGGAGGTATTCGCCTACACCCTCTCGCAGTTCTTCTACCACGGGAGCAGGTTCGACCCGACGAGTGACAAGTACAAAAAACTCCACGAGAAAGAGAAATGAGATACAAGATTTACGGAGACAGAATCAAACTGATAGACTCCTACCTCGTTCCGAAGGCAAAGTTCTCGCGCGAGTTGCTATCCATCCGTAACTTGCACCCGACCCTTCCTTTGTGGCAGATGCGTTCGTGGCGTTCGATGCGTTGCGAGTGGGCGGCTCATTCGTTGCTCTACGCGCTTGGCATCAAGCGGGACAAGACGAAGGATGTTGACTTGGACTTTGCGCTTCCTTGGTACAAGCGCCTTGCCTTCTCGGTTGTCGGGACGGTTGCCTTGCTAATCATAAAGTGATTGAGCCATGAGATACCAAGACCCAACATCAGTTGCTGGTGACATCGTAGAGGGCGGTGTCACCGCCACGACCGTAGCCATCCTCCAGAAAACCGCACTTGCTATGATTCCCTTCGCCTTGCCAGCATTGGTGCTTGTCGCGCTTGACTTGCACTTCGGCATCAAAGCCGCTAAACACCGTTACAAAAAGTACAAACGCGAGGCAGACCGCGTGACCTTCTCGAAAGCCTTGCGGGGAACCGTTGGCAAAATCTTCGAGTTCGCGTGTTGGCTCATCCTTGCCTCGTCCATGACCGTAGCCTTCAACAAGGAGTGGATTCAATGGGCGACCCTCGGCTTGGTGTACGCGAACGAACTTGCCTCGGTAATCGGGAACTACCTTTGCACGAAGGACATCGAGTTCTCGTTGCTCGGCTTCTTGAAGGCGGTGTTGGTTTTCATCACGCGTTGGATTGGGAACAAGTTAGGCATCACGACGGAGGATGTATCGTTCGACGACGTATTGAAGCCCGCGAAGCAAGGGCGTAACGCGAAGGGACAATTCACAAGCAAGAAGAAATGAAACTACTTGTAGAACGCAAATGGAAAAAGGAGACCTACACCATCAGTAGGTTGTATGTTGACGGATTCCGTTTTTATGAAGCCCTCGAAGATAAAGACCGGGGGTTGAAGCAAACGGATTCGCTCTCCTACATCAAGAGCCGTAAGGTCGCAGGAGAGACGGCAATTCCAACGGGTACTTACAAGGTGGCTATGAATGTCACCTCGCCGAAGTATTCAGCCGTTGCTTGGTATTGGAAACTGTGTCAAGGAAAGATGCCACGCCTTATGGATGTCCCCGGATTCGACGGAATCCTTATTCATCCCGGCGGAAGCAACGGTGCGCTTGACACTCGCGGCTGCATCCTCGTCGGAAGGAATACTGTTGTCGGGAAACTCACCGAGAGCAAGGCTACCTTCGAGAAACTATACAAGAAGATGAAAGCCGCCTACGACAAGGGCGAGGAAATCACGATTGAGATAGTATGAGCGAAGAAAAGCAGACGAACTATTGGGTCATCACCTCGACGGAACGCGCTCTCGGCCCGTTCGAGGATTGGGAGACCGCATACATAGCCGCGACCACCAACCTCGGCTTCGAGGGATGGACTATCACAACGACATAGGGAATCTGGGGAGGTTAGGGTTCTTTTCAGTGTTTTTGTGTCCCGCTTTGGTTGCCTCCCCAGCCCCTTTACTAAAAAGAAAGGGACGCATCTCTGCGTCCCGAATCCTCAATGTTTATGTACCATTTTTCCGCACAAATATACGAAAAGATATGAAACTTACCAAAGAAGATTACATGTGTCTGCCGAAGGAACGGCTCGCGGAACTCCTTGTCGAGAAGGACTTGGAGGAGGCGATTAAGACCATCCCGAACACCTCCCCGTATGTGCCCGCCTATCCGCCAACGACTCCTTATGTCCCTTGTACCACGTGGTGGCAGGATATAAAGTACGAAATCACTTGTTCTAACTGATGAAGAACTACACAGTCATCTTCGTAGTGGCCCTTATTTCGGCTCTGGTGGCGACTTTCGCCCTCGGATGTATCATTACTCGGAAATACTACGAAAAGGCCCTAAAACAAGCCGATACGGTCTATATCGAGAAGTGGCTTCCGCAACCAATCCCGGAGCCGACGGAGACCACCCCGGTTGAGCCGGTAATCATTTACCTCCCAAAGCCGTACCCCGTCCGCGACACTATCACGGAGCGCGATACCACCATCGTCAAGGACTCCGTTCTCGTCGAGGTTCCCATCGTGGAGAAGTCCTACGCATCCTCCAACTACCACCTCACCATCCGGGGATTCCAGCCCGAACTCGTTGACATTTGGATTCGGCAACAAGAGAAAATCATCACCTTACCCTACCGCAAGCGTTGGTCGTTCACCCTCGGCCCGCAAGTGGGATTCGGCTTCACCCCCGAAGGATGGCAACCCTACGCCGGGGCGGGCATAACGTTCGGATATTCGTTCTAAAAGATATTGCCTATCTCATGTTTAATTACTAAATTTGTAAAAGCCATGATTACCACATCGCAAATTTCTTACACCAAGATTCCGCCAAAGATTAAACCTCCGAAGGTCGGGTCAACGATTAAGTTAACCGGTAGTGGAACAACAAGAACTACAACAAAGAGTAAGTAGGATAATGGATTCGCAAGTACGGATAGTGCTTGCGATTCAAATTGCTCCGTTCGTCTATACGCTACTTTTCTTGGTGGTATTCTCGCTCGCTTTCTTTTCCGAAAACGATGCGCTGATGACCGTTGTGAACTACTTTTGTTTCGTGTCGCCAATCGTGATTGTGGCACATCTCGTTTACTCATGGATGTTGAGGTTTTGCGTATGGCACAAGTTGGCGTGTGCGCTCCCAATCCTCCCGCAACTCGTAGATTTGTACGACACATACATCAATCCGTTCTCGGTGGAGCAAATCATATTCATTGAGACGACAATCATTGTCACGATTCTGTTATATTTCGTTTTCGCCTATGGAACCTTCTTCTCACGAAATGGAAGAAATTACAATAGATGTATTAGAGTTCTTCAAAGAGAAATTAAAGGCCGGTGATTGCCCGTTGTCTCAATTGGAGGCGGTGTATAAGGCATACGCGGAGAACATGGATGTAAGTGCCACGGCGGATGATTTGGCACGCCACTTCGGAAAGTCGAAGGTCGCGGTTCATGGAGTAATCAAGAGGAACTTGACGACCAAGCCGAAAAGAAATATCACCCATTATTCGTTCAAGAATTTCATCAAGGTAATGCCTCCGTCGTGGAGGAAGAAACACGACCCAATCAAATAGGCGCATAAGGAATTGACTGATAGCGAATATGGACTAATTCGCCCACCATCACATACGGCCTATCCAATCTGCCGAACTTTGTACCAACGATTCACGATGAGTCGTTGGTAATTTTATTTAATAACACTCAATTTCAAAGTCATGGCAGACGAAAAAACCATCATCATGCCCGATAGCCCGGCGCAGGGTTATCCGGCTTGGGCTGGACTCGGAAACGGATTCGGTTCCTTCAATTCCATCGCAGACCTCTTTGGTCTCGCCATCATCGCTTCGATGTTCGGTTGGGGCGGCTGGGGCAACGGCGGCTTCGGCGGAGGTTGGGGCGGCGGTAACGGCGCGGGCTTCCTCTCCAACCAGCTCAACAACGACTCCGGTCGTGAACTCATTATGAACGCCATCAACGCGCAGGGCGAAGCCTCCCGTAGCGCGGTGCAGAACCTCGCAACCGCACTCGGTCAGGATTTCAACCTCGTCAACGCGGGAGTCCAGAATGTGCAGAACGCCCTCTCCACCCTCGCCCTCCAGCAAGCCGTGAGCGTCCCGCAGATTATGAACGCAATCGCGTCCGGTGATGCGTCCATCATCAGCAACTTCCAGAAGTGTTGCTGCGACCAGAAACTCCTCACCGTCGAGCAAGGCTACCAAGCCCAACTCCGTACCCTTGAGCAGACGACCGCACTTTCCGGGCAGGCTGACCGCAATACCGCCGCTATTACCTCCGCCATCGCCAACCAGACGACGATGATTAATGACAAGTTCTGCGACCTCGAAAAGCGCGAGATGCAGAGCAAGATTGACACCCAATCCGACATCATCGGTCAGTTACGCGGCCAGATTGACAATGCCAACCAGACGGCGGCCATCACCGGCTATGTCAACTCGCTCGTCACCCCGCTTGCCGCGAAGGTGGACCAGATTGCAAGCCGTCAACTCCCGACCGTCCCGGTTGTCTATCCGAACATCCAAGCGGTCAACAACACACCCTACGGCGGTAACTACTACGGCGGTTACTTCGGTTACAACAACGGACTTGTTTTCTAACGGGAGGGACGGACTATGTGCGAGTGCGTTAACATTACGACCAACGCATCGGGTGTCCCTTACCTAACCACAACGGGCGTTACCGTCGGCTCCGATTCGGTGGATTTCACCCTCGGTTTCCGTGCGATTCCCCGCGTCGGCCTTCTTTCTATCAGGGTTGCCGATGCGATTCCTACGGGAACCACGGGGACGCTCCCGGTCCGGTTCACGCTCAATGGGCAGACCCGTGCGCTGGTGTCCTACGGAAATGTCGCAATTACGGCGGCTGACTTGACGGAAGCAGGTGTCATCGTCGTCTTTTACGATTTTTTCAATGGCATCTTCCAACTGATGTCGCCAATCGTTTAACAATCTAACAACAAGTACAAGACTATGCTTTCTGGACTTCGACCGGGCGTTCCGGTATTCGTGTTGAATAAGAACGAACTTGCGTTCAAGTGTGCGAAGGTTGTCTCCGTGAGCAACCAATATCCTCAATACAACTTCCAGCAGCCCCTCAATCCGGGGAACGGCCCCGTCGTCGATTTGACGGTTGAGATAGACGGCAAGACGGAGACATTCACGAAAATCCCCTTGAACTCATCCATAGCGGAGTTCCCCGACAAGGGTATCATTGTAAGTGAGACGCGGGAGGGAATCGTGAACGAAATCAATGTCATCATGGGGAATAGCCAAACCGCATTGGAGCAAGAGCCGATGCACCGCAAAATCATCGAATCATGCAAGTCCCTTCTCGTCGAGGTGAACCCTCAATTAAGGCGGGAGCAGGAACAAGCCGACGAGATTGCATCATTGAAAAGGCAATTGTCCGAGATGAGTGGCCGTTTCGATTCGGTCAACGACCAACTCGCCGCGCTTACCGGGATGCTCTCGAAGTCCTTGAGCAAGAAACCAAAGGAGGAATAAACAATGAGAATTTTCAGTTTCAAGAGCAATAGCGACGGCGGCGAAGTCCGCGAGTACAAGATGGCCTTGAAGGAGGCGAAGAAGTCCCTCGAACGGGCTACCGAGGCCGTTGATACCATCTGCGAGTTGTCCGACGAAATGGAGGACGAGTATTCCGAGCGCGGCGACTATGGTCGCTATTCCCGTCGCGGTGATTACTACCGCCGTGACGACCGCGAATGGGACGACATGCACGAACGCCGTTCCCGCGATAGTCGTGGCCGCTACATGTAGTTTTCAAATGGGGCGGGATGTAATTCTCGCCCCTTAATGTTTGAATTATGAACTCGTTTGAAGAATATATCGACTTGTACGGGTATCACTTCTCCAAGAAGTTGTACGAGTGGGCGGTTTCGAGGATGCGGGACCGAAACGGGAACAAGTTCGCTACTCCGAGCAAGAACGAAGTGTCGGAGTTCCTTCGTTCCCACGGTGTTACTGTGACGAACGACAAGGGTTATGATGCAGCGTATGTTCATGCGATGGCAAGGGCTGATTACTTCGGCTCGTCAATCGCGGACGACCCACACCTTGCCCTTTTTATCAAGGACTTCCTCGATGACCCGGATGGTACAAAGACCAAAGCCTTCGACCATTTTGTTATTGATTGCCGGGCGAAGGATGAGCCAATTTTCTGGGACGAAATGATGTAGCGACCATGATTCACCGTGTCATCAATATCGGGCGTTGGACTATCGACTTCCTTTTCTCCACGACGGAATACGATGTGGACGGTGTTCTCGCTTGTCTTTACGATGTCTATGCACCAAGATATGTCATGGAGAAAGCGGAGCGAATGATGGAGAGCGGGGAGGCCAACACCGGCTTCACCTATACTAATCCGAGGTTGCTCCGCGCAGTTGTAGCGGTTGGCCCAACATCGTCCGGTTCGGAGTTCATAGACACGATTGTCCATGAGATACACCACTTGGCCGTAGCGATTGCGGAAAACCTCGGTATGGACTTGGAAGGCGAGAATCCGGCGTACATCTCCGGGGATGCGGCTCGTTCTCTTGCCGAGGCTATTTGCGTCCTTGGTTGCGAACATTGTAACGGGTAGATACAAAAAATCCCCGATGACCGATTAGGGCCACCGGGGATAATTCAATACTTTACAGGAACGCAGAATCCAGAAGTTTTCCTATTGAATTGAGCATTTCGAGTTCGTGTTTTTCAATTTCGTCTTGGGAGATTACAAGACTTGATAATTCGTCCCTTGTTATGATTCCGTAATCGGCCTCTTTATGATGGTTGGGGCATAGAAGAATTAAGTTTTCCCTACCATCCCCGCCACCCTCCGAAACGGGAGTAATATGGTGCATTTCACATCCGCCCATTTTGCTAATGATACCATTGTCATAGATGGTTTTTTGAGGTAGAGACCAACCGCAAATTCTGCATTTCAACCCATAATAACGGGCGAGTCTTATTCTGTCGTTATAGTTCCCACTACGAGCGGAGATACCTTTTAGTTTTTTCTGTGTTATACCGGAACGCCGTAGGCATTTTACTGAACAATATTTCCTATTCCGTGCGTTCCCTTCAATTTGAAATTCAATCCCACAAATAGGGCATATCCTCGTTGTCATACTTCAATAATCTTGATTCCGAGCAAGGCGTACATCATCTTTTTCTTTAAGATATACTCACCGAGCCGGACACCCTTCGTGTCCACCACATATTCTTTCCCGTCTTTCTCATATACGAAATCGGCGATGTAGTGAACGGCTTTTTGAACGCACCTCGGAACCACCTTATCCTTCGTTTTCAAGTGAACCACCTCGTCCTCATAGATGGCCGGGATTAGTTCAAACGGGACTTGTAGGCGAAGGTTTGAGATTTCCCCACATCGCTCCATATCCTTCAATTTGAGGTAGTACAATCCTTCTTTCTTCGAGTCGAATGTGATTCCGTCGAAAGTTACCTTTTGCGCCCGGTACTTTGACTTACTTTGCTTCCACATCTTTTCTTTCAATAGATAGCAGTTCCTTCTCCCATTGGGCCAGCGTGTTCGCCCGCTCGTCAAGATGGACGGAGTATTTGTCGAGTTCGTCCTGCCGTTCGTCAACCTCCTCCATCTTGTAGATTACCCACGCAAGTAAAAAGAGCGTGGCGGCTATGAATATGATTGCGAGGATAGTCATTTCTTCCCCTCCACCCTGATAGCGCCCTCGTCATAGACGAACTTGTGGCCGTTGATTATGACTTGCCTCTCCCACGCCGCGATTTCCTTCTTCCGGTTTTCAAGGGTGGCGCGTTCCGCTTCAAGGAGTTCCGTTCTTCCTTCTCCTCGATGCGCACCTCCATCCTATCCAACAAGTCCTTCCGTGCCATAAGGATGAGCGCCCACACCGCGAGGACGATAACGGCGAGGACGAGAAGCCCGATAATGATTATCTTTGTCATAGTGTCTATTTTAGATAGAAGTTTTCCAATAACTTTTCGTCAACGATTCCTTCTCCGGGTTGTTCACGGATGAACTTGAATATCTTGTCCACAACATCTTGGTCGATGGACTTGTCTGCGAAAAGGAGGATGAGCCGTGCGAGTTCGTTGGCCTCGTCCAACCACACATCCACATTTTGATAGTTGTAGTTTTGTTCGACCTCCCAGATGTCGGATGTGAGTTGGTCTTGGAGGATGCACGCGGTTTTCACGGCTTTCGAGAATCGCGTGAACAGTTGCTTTTTCTCTTTCTTGAAAGCCTCACGCCGTTTAGACATCATCCATTCGTTGTTGCGTAGGATTAAATCCATAGCGAGGCTCAAAAGGTACAAGGCGTTCGTTTGTAGCCCGCACTGCCGTTCAATGGTATTCTTTTGTTCCATAGTGCGTAAAGAAAGGGCGCGTTAGGTGAAAGAAGGGTAATCATTCATTATTCATTATGTGTAGTCTCCATATCGCGCATCGCTGCGAGAACGCGCCCTTGTGGTTATTTCTTTTGGTTAAATCTGCGTAGGACTTCTTCAAACAACTCTTGCGAGGATGACGGGTACACTTCAATCCTATTGTCAAGTTCCCGCATATATTTCTCGGTAATGATGTGCAGGAGTTGGACATCTTCCCAAGTCAGCCGTTGCTTTACTCCGTCGTTGAATCCCTTGTTGTATGCTTCCTCGGCGGGGATGAACTGCATATCTTTCTCGGCTTGCTCGTAGCCTTGAATATAGGAGGCACGGCGATATGCGTTAAGGTCAAGCGGTGTAAACGGAAATCTAATACCATCCGGATATGCTTCCAATGCTCGTTCTTCTGCCTTGTTAATCCCGCTGGGCTTGTAGTTCTTGTCGGCTGGGGTGTTTCCAAGTTCTGCTTTCATATCAATTGTGAATGATTATATTTTTGATACCCATAATCACATATCCTTCCTTGCAGAAGTCCTTATCGTCAAGAATGTATGACACATCAGCGTCAATGTACCTTCCGGTGTATTCGCCGCCAACCCATTCTTGCAAGTGGAGTACATCGTACATCTGATAGTTACGGTCATTGAATCGTACTTCAAAAGTCTTTTCTCCGCGTTCTATTGCCCGATAATACTCTGGCTTGATTTTGATATAATGATGTTGTTTGCTCATTTCTTCAATCTCATTTCGTTTAGTTCATAAAATGATAGCAAGCCTGGATACTCTTCTGGAGGATATTTTGCTACTTGCTTATCTCCCCTGCATTCCTCAAAATGTTCACAACCACGAAGGTTGTACAGAACTCTTGGATACCCAAACTGGCAATAAACACCTCCGCGATGTGCTCCGAAAATGGCAATATAATGCTTACACTCTTGGCATTTACTCATCTTTCTTCTTCCTTTTTCTTTCCAAGACAATTCCGAATGTGATAGTAGCGACAGCCAGTCCGAACAATATCCACCAAGCGATATAGTTCTTTGTCATCAAATCAATAATCGCCATAACGAGTTCAATGACTCCGCAAAGAATTATGTGTTCTTCGTTGCTCATATAGTTAGGGTAAAAAGTGTTTAACTTTTCCAATGGTTAAATATCCATTCCTTGCAACATACGAAGTCCGGGGAAGTCCGTTCTCCGCAGTTCATTCTGCACCATTCCGACCCGGAAGAAGTCTCGTGCATCATCTCGCAGATATAATCATCATCTTCCGTTAAATCCACGATGGTTTGTATCGCCCTTTCAAGTTCTTTCATCAGTCAGCGAATTGGATAAAATGCTTTGTGTTCTTTAGACACTCTTATCAAATACCACGGTCTTGCGTTGATGTAATAATCTACAACGCAACCTTTATGTGTATTTGCATATTCGTATGCTTCCTTCTTTGTTAGGAAATGAGTTGTCCAAACGGGAGTCTGTCCAAAAGAACTCACTTCCCAATAATGAGGAAATATGCGCGATAATAACCATGTCATAAGTCTGCGAATTAGGGCCGGGAGTAACTGATTTCGTTGTACTCATTCTTTTCGTGCGGGACTTCGGGCCATCCGCAAACCTTTGCAAGTTCGGGACTGCAAACCGCCACCCAAGTACGGAAGGAATGGTCTGGAAATTCCGGGTGTCTTTTGCGGAACAACTGATACCCGTTCTCAATCCTCTTGATAGTCGCAAGATTCCAATCGGCCTTGTCCGCAAGTTTGGCATCGCAGACTTCGGCCATAGCCGTGGACATTCTTACTTTCTTGTCCACCAAGAGGTCTTCAAACATTTCATCAATAAACATATCTCAATCAATTAGAGCCGGATTTAATCCACGATAGGAGGGACGGGCATCCAATAGTCAATACCCGTGTCCTCATCGCCTTCTACATCAAGCCACTTGTCAAGGATGGCATCCCAATACGAAATTCCAAGCGAGGTTGGTGTTCCCATATCGTTGGAGCATACGAAATACCATCCTTCCTTTTCGGGCAATTCTGCTTTTGCGTTAATCCACATAATTCAATCAATTAGGGCCGTTTATGTTCCTTCCTATACGCAATATAGGCGATGTCGAAAATGATAGCCGCCAATCCGAGAAGAATCCATCCAGCGACGGGATTGTCAAACACAAAGTCCATCACCGAACCTGTGAGGGTTATCATTCCACAAGTAAACGAATGTGCGCTATAAGTCATTTCTCGTCCTCCTTCCTTTTTTCTATCGCTTTTGCAATTTGGTCAAGACTCCACGAAACAAATACGCTTGCAACGATAATTGCTACTGCTACATCAGACATAATCAGTCCTCCTTTTTACGGATTTGCACGATGACCTTATCGCCAACATTAAATGTATCAACGGACGATAGAATCATAGGGACAGAAAGAACACCCTTGGGGTCAGCTTCAAACACTTCTTGCTCTTTCGTTTCTCCTTGTCCAAATGCCCACTCCGCTCCGGCTTTGAAGGCTGCTTGTGCTTTCCTGTCAATACAAACTTTCCCTTCGCCTACGTCCATTGGTAAAATGGCATATTCCTTCGCCGCCTCGTCCAGACCTTCCACGGATTTCTGTTCTTTGTCCTTTATACCAAGTTGATATGCAGCCGCAATCTTCTCGGATAGTTCCTTGTCATCTTGCTCTTTCTGCCATTTCGCTCCATCCTTGTACCCAAGATAACGGGCGGAGTATTGTTCGGTATCCTCTGCCGTGTCCAATGCGTATGCCTTCGCCGCCTCGTCCAGACCTTCGGGGGTGTTCGGAATTTCCGAATGACCATACTCACGCTCTCGTTCTATTTTCTCGCTGATGGATTGCGCCCTTGCGTGCGCCCACTCATCTGCGTCAGGAGCGTTCATAGCATCGTAGTAGTCTTTGTACAGATTCTTGCTCATTTCTCGTTCTCCGCTTTAAGTGTTGATATTCCCGTAGCGGTATTCGGAGATATTACCACTCTCCCAATCGTTGTGGTTTTGCGTGGACAGTTGATGCAGTCCATCTGCGGGTTAGTACATACCGTCCCGTCGCATCCCCAACCAGAAGGGGTTATGGGCATCGTTGGTATTGGTATTCGTGGTTCTTCTATCGGATGAGAATCCATTTCAACCAGCAACTCCGCAAGTCTTTCCTTTGGTAAGCGCATTAAGTCCTCTTTCGTGAGTTTCATATTCAGTCCTCCATAAGTTTCTTCAAGTCGTTGTAGAGGTCAGTAAGAGCAAGTTGGCAAGTTTGTGAACCAATGTTATTCGGGTCATTGAATACGGCTAACAAAGCACTTAAATGCTCCTCGCTGGGTTTCCAATGAGGACGGTAGATAAGTTTCTCAACGGCTTTCTTGTAGTCCCGTGCCATATCTTTGTAGTTGAGCATAATGAGAAGATGGGACACATCGTCAAGAATCCGCTTGTCCTCCTCGCTCCACTCCACGGGCTTCTGCTCTGGGACAATCACATCGTACTTGCTCAGCCACCCCATCTGCCAAGCACGGAAAAGGATGTTGTCCAGCACCTTCATTTCATCCGGTGAGGATTTAATGTTGGTCTTTTCGAGGATGTCCTTCTTCGCCTTGTCAATGATTTCAAAGCGATTGTCTCCGCATTGACTTGTAAAAGAGTCCGCATTTTCTTTACAGGATTCGGGGATATGTAAAGATTCTTTCTGCTTTTCTTCTTCCGTCGCTTTCCGACCAGCAATATACCCCTTCAAGTGCTGGTCGCAAGCAAGACAGTTCTTATCTTTTTGTTCTTCAAGCCAAGCAAGACATTCGCTTGCTTCGGAATGGAGCAATCCACCTTCCGCAGATGCCGCTATGTTCACCGCCCCTATACACATCTTCCTTATCCTCTCGTCCTCGCTCTCGCGGAGTTCGGGAAAGACTTCTTCAAGAAGCGTAGTCATTCCCGTTTGATTGACATCCTTGCGTAATTGACGTGCGCGTTCTAACGCTTCCTTGTATGCTTTTTCGTAGTCCATTAGTTTCCCTCCCGTGCCATTTCTTTCAGTTCAACTTCATCCATGTAGCGGTCGTAATCCTCCGCCGCGTCGTAGTCTGTAATATACTCCGGGTCGGACGGATGCTTGCCGTAGTTCTTGTCTTTCCATTTCATAGTCTCGTGACCTTGATGTTGTTTTCCTCACGGTCGATGTTCACGCGGAACGCCGCCCCGTATTGTCTCTTTAAGATGGAGGCGGTGCTTCTTGCCGAACCCCATTTCTCAATTGGGACACGGATGACATCGCCGACGTTCATCATTCGCATCCTTGCGTATGTATTTCCCCTACCCATTTGTTCGTTCGTTAAAATCGTTCTTCATTGTTGTATCTATCGTTCCCGACTGAATCATAAATCGGCGTAAATGAATCCGCCGTGGAAAGTTCCGTGAAATGCGTGTATGATGTATTCGGGATGGTCGTTATCTTGATGTCCTTCTTGTAATTCCGGTTCTTCCGAACCCAAATGTCCACGAAGGGGGTGTCACCGTTTTCCTTTGATACAGCGTTCTCCCACCGTTGGGATAGCATCAAGACCACATCGGCATCTTGCTCGATAGAGCCGGAATCCCGCAAGTCATGTAACTCTGGCGCTCTCCCCTCCTCCGCCGATTTGCGGTTAAGTTGGACAAGTAGGACAATCGGTATCCCGAGCCTCTTTGCCGTTGCTTTGAGTTCCGTGGTTACGAACCCGAGTTGTTGTGCGAAAGTCAAGTTAGACGATTGCTCGAACTTCATCTCTCCGAGGTAGTCTATCATCGCAACGGCGCAACGGCCTTGGTTGGCGGCAACCGTTATCCGCGATACAATCCCTTGGAGCGTCCGAGCATCGTCATTGATGTAGATTGGCAAGTTGTCGATTGAGCCACGGGCATCCTCGAAGCCGTCCCAATTCACGTTCTTCCCAATCAACTCCTCTTGCGAAACAAGCCCCGTTGAGAAAAGCAAGCGCCGACCGAGTTCCGGCTTCGTCATCTCCATCGAGAAGATAAGGGTCGGTCTCCCGTTCGTTGCTGCCGTCTTTGCGAATTGCAACATGAACGCTGTCTTTCCGACCGATGGGCGGGCGGCGAGGATGATAAGTTGTCCTCTCGCCCATCCGCCCCATAGCAACCGGTCAAGCGAAGGGATGCTTGTCGGGATTCTCACCGAGCGCCCCATCATGGCCTCCTTTTGGTCGGCCTCCGTCTCGTCAGCAACGCTACTTAAAACCGCGCTCAATGGACTTTCTCCGGACGGTTGGTAGTCACCCTTGATTTTGCGGGAAAGGTCGTCAGCGGCGGAAAAGATTTCATCTTCCGAAGTTGTCGTGGACGCGGATTGTTGGACGATTGTCAATGCCCCGTAATAGGCCCGCTTCTTTGTGTTCGCCACTTGGAGGAGCCTCGCATGGTTCATAAACCCCATCGGTGTAGATTCAGCCGTGGATTGGGCTTGAACTTCGTCAATATAGGCCCTCCCCGTCTTTTGCCACACGGAAGGCATGTCTATCGTCTCATGCGCGTTATACATGTCCACGATGGCGCTCCATATCATCTTCCGCGATTCGGATGAAAAATACTCCGGGAAAACAAGTGCGGATACTTCACCAATCATTTCGGGGAATGAAACCGCGTCGGCTATTAGTTGTCTCTCGATTATCTCTGTTCCCGGGAACGGAATATCGGCGAGCGATAGTTCTTTTGCGTTCCTCATAGATACTTTTGTTTCGTTCTCAATACGCGGTCCTCAATCCAAGACTTGTATTGACTTTTGTAGATTGGTTTCATTCTTTCCCGATAGGCTTCGTCGGTCTCATCCTTTTTCCTCGGGAAGAAGGGTTCAACGCGTTCGTGCCAAAACTTCGCCTTCTCCTCCTTGGTCGGATTCTTCGCTTGCTCGATGGCCTCCTTGAGTGATGGTTTGTCGAGTGATGGTTTCGGAGTGACTTGGGCGGGCAGCCCCTTCTCCTCCCTTTCCTTCCTTACCCATGTCCGTACCGCCGCTTTCCAATCCTTCATGGGAGATTTTCCAACGACCCAGCCCTTGCTTTCGTAGAAGTCCACGAACTCCGCCGCGTTGACTTGGTAATGGTTCTCGGCGCAATATGCTCGGACTTGCTCGACGGTCGGCCTGACAAAGCGTGTAGGTTTCTTTTCTTTAGATGCGTTAGCATCTTTCTTTTCCTCTATTCTTTCTTTCTTATCTTCTCCAATTGTCGTCGTCTCGTTTGTGATTTGCTTGTCATTTTGCTCGTCATTTGTTTGCTGCATGACACCATTGAGACCTTGGTAACTATCATAATCACAAACGATTATCTTCGTCGTTTTGTTTGTCGTTTGCTTGACGATTTGCTTGCTAATTGTTAGTCGCTTTAATGCGGCTCTCACTTGGCTCTCCGTGAGACCGGTTTCGTTGGCGAGTGAAGATACGGATGTAACGAGCGACCCCCTTTCTATGATTTCCCCGCGCCATTCGACATCCTCATAATTCGCGTTGAGGAGGATGTGAATCCAAAGCATGACGATGTTCGGCTTCCCGTACCAATCCCAATCTTGTATGTTCCGGGGTAGTTTGATGAACCCCGTTGTAAGTCTTTTGCTCATATAACCGCTACTAAAAGTTTCACGCCCCCGTCCTTCTCTTTGTAAGAGGTAGCGGTTAGGAGGGAGCGTGAAACGGTGAAGATAGATTAAAGAAGGATGCCCGCCATCGGTTCGCGTTCGGCGCTATAATTGAGAACCTTCAATTCCCTGCCGGTGACATAGGCGTTCCAAGTCTTTGCGAAGTAAACACTCCTTTGTGTTCCGGACAACACCTTTTGCTTCATGTTGTGCTTGAGGAGCGCGTCACGGAGGAGAAGGATGGTATTGTTCTCCACGTTCTTCCCGGATGCAAGTTGCTCGAAGAATGAACGGACTTTCTGCTCCGGATGTTTCTTCTCAAGGATGAGGAACAACTCATAGCCTCCGAGGACAGAGCCGTTCATAACCATACGGCCAGTACCTCCGAGTCCGACCACATGCTCACCAACGCGGGTGCAAAGGTCTTTATGCTCGCGGAAGAAGTCCAACACGTCGCTCTTGCTCCTTGCGAAATTAGAGAGACGGACACCGCTCGGGATTGCGTTCGAGCCGGTGTCGATGGCTTGTCCGGCCATGAGGCGGAAGTATCTTGCGATTGCGGCGGCTACGACGTTCGCGTTCTTCGCATCGTCGATATACAAGATGTCGCCGGGAGTCCTTCCCTTTCCGATGTCGATTGTCTTGAACGCATCCGGTGTGATTCCCCACACGAAAAGAGAGTCGAACGGTACACCGGCCCTCGTACAAGCAATCAACCGGTTTTGCCCGTCAAGGATTACATTGTCCTCGGAAATGATGATTGGCTCGCCGTTAAGCACCCACTTTCCTTCCTTCATGGACTTTGCGTAGGTGTCAATCATCTTGGAGTCCGACCGCCGGTTCTTGGTGTTCATCTTCAAGAAATCCTCGGCGAGTTCCGGTGTGATGGTAACGACCTCCACGGAGATGTCACCACCCTTGTTCGTTTTAATTTGAGTTTTCATAACTAAAAGGATTGATTGATTTAGAATTGATTGTCTTGATTCTCCTGCTTTTGCGTGAGCCGTTGGATGGTGTCGGCAACCACCTCGGTTATGTGGTGTTCTTGGCCGTTCTTGTCCGTCCATTTCCGGTTGTGCCACTTCCCCTCGATATAGACGGTCACGCCCTTTTGAACGAAGCGCTCGGCGATGTCGGCGGCCCCTCTCCATGCGGAGATATTCAACCACTCGGTTGTTTCCGTTACCTCGCCATCGCGATTCTTGTATCTTTCTGATACGGCAACGGAGAAAGTCGCGTTTTTCGCCCCGTTCACTTCTCGGATTTCCGGGGCTTTTCCTACCGTCCCGATAATCATTACTTTGTTGAGTGCCATTGTTTGTAGTGTTTGTTTAATTCATTCTCTAATTCCTTGCTCCACCCGTGGACGGAGCAACATACCCATATCTTGTTTTTGAGCGCGTTCTGGAAACCTTCTCGGTCGAGTTCCGGATACCATACCGGGAACTTGAACCGGTCTTTATCCTTGGATAATTTCTCCCGTGTGGCGCGAGTAGTGTATTTGTTGTAGTAGATGTTCTCCACGATGTACGCATTCTCCGTCAAGTTGTAATCATTGATAACCCGGAGCAAGAGAACATCATCGAACCACATGGGGAGGTGCGTTGTCCAATTGACCGTCTCGTACCCATCCTTCTCGCATAGTATCCTTGTCTTGATTTGCGTGTGCCAAAACTCGTTTTGACTCTTATCCCACTTGGACGGAAGTTCATTATCAAGGTATTTCGGCGTACGCACGTCGTCAATCGTGAAGTCGTTCACCGCGAAGAAATCGTCCGAGGCCCAGATAAATCCGGCGTAGCCGTTCATCTTGCAATACACGCAAGCGAACTCCAACTTATTGCAAATGTCAAGAGCCGGAAGATACTCCCCGGCCTTTGGTTTCATGCGTTCGACCCACATCCAACGAACGCCGTCAACCGGAGGCTTGTCGCCCACGACAAGGATGTCGAACTTCTCCTTGAAATGCGTCCTCCACCCTTGGACAGCGAGCGCAAGTTCATTCCCTTGCGCCCCGTCCGCGATATAGGTGATTACGACAAGGTATTCCATCATTCGCCTTTTTGTTTCTTGATGAGAAAAGACCTCGCCCCCGGAACCGTCTTGCAATACTTCGCGTACAAGTCAGGGTTCTCGGCGGCGAACGCCTTTGAGTCGAATGATGTCTTGTCCTTCCCGGATTTCCATGTGAGGAGGATATTACCCGATTCGTCAAGGATTGCCTCGGAATCGGTCATATACATCTTCAAGGAATCTTGCAAGGCTTCAATCTCTTTCCCCAAAGCCTCGTATTGGGCCTTCTTTTCCCGTATTTCGGCGATTTGCTCCATCGCCCTATCATCGGCTTGGATTGACTTCTCTGGTGTGGATTTCGGGACTTTTATGGAAAGGTCGCCCACATTGATTGCATCCGGCTCTTTCCCGCCTAAAACGTTCTCATACCAAAACTCCGTAACCTTTTGTGCGATGAACTCCGCAAACTCCTTGTCATATTCGACGATGAACCGCCCGAATGTCAATCCTCCTTGGATGTAGATAAGTTCCGCTTGATGAATGCCCGTCACGTACATTTGGTATTGGACTTGCGCCATATAGTAATCCGGGATGGTCTCGCCCATGTTGATAGCCGTGGACTTGACCTCAAGAATCTTCTTGCGGCCCTTTACGATACGGTCCGGAGTGACGCGCATGAACGGATGCTCCGGATGGACGTAGATGATGTCGGCGGCGGAAGCCTTGATGACTTGCTCCCCGGTTTCGTGCATCCACCATTGGACAACGGCATCTTCAAGATAGTGCCCACGGCGCATGGCGTCGTTCTCCTCGACCGGGGGTGCTTGTTTCGTTTTACGGAGCCATAGGGAGAAAGGGGTCTCCCAAGGTGACAATCCCAAGATTGCGGCCACCTCGGAAGCCCCTATCCCAGCCTCCCTCGCCTTGAGCCATTCGTCGTGGCTCTTGGGCTTTATGATGATGGGCTTACTCATTTCCGAAAGGTAAATCGTCCGTGACCTCTCCGGTATCTGTGTTCACTTGAGCGGCCTTTGCTTGACGGGCTTTCATCGCCTCGACTTGCTCCTTGACCGCCGCCGCCTTTTCCTTCGCGGTCGCGGTAGTCTCCGGTTGCGGTTGCTCGTCCGGCGTGTTGTCGGCGTAGGTAGAGATGTTGTCCTTGTTCGTCACGGATTGGTCATCCGTGATGGCCTTCTGGAGTTCGGGAGACTTGGGACAATACTTCACGATGAGGTGCTTGAGGACGGTCTTGAGGGCCATCGCGTCGAAGTTGTCCACCCACAATCCGTATCCCTTCTTATAGGTCTGCGAATAGCGAAGGGCGTGCGCCTTGCACTCTCCCGTTGTCCAATAGACGGTCTTTTCAAAGCCGTTTATGAGTTTGATGTAGGCCATGTAGCCGATAATCTCATCGGACTTCTTCGCGTCCTCGTCGAAGATGTACTCACCCGTGAACTTGTTCTTCTTGACGAGTTGTCCGTCATAGACGACCTCGTTGGCGATGAATCGGACTTGTCCGGTACGCATGGCGAGTTCCATCCATCCGTTTCGCATGATTTGGAACGATGCGTCCGTGCCGTAGGGGATGACCGCCGCGTAGCCGAGGTTCTTCTCGATTGGAAGGCCAATCGGGACGGACTTCATGGCCGCATAGACCACGGACATCGGGTTACACTTTTGAAGGTTCGCGTCGTTGGCGACCACGGAGACGAGCGATGTGACGAATGCCTCCTTCTTCTCGCCGAGGACGTCGACGAGATACGCTTGCGCGTTTGCGCCCCGGATTTGAGCGTTGAAACGCTGCATCGGGGTCAATTGCTTGGTTGTTACTTCTTGTGACATGATATTGTTTGGAATGATGTTTAGAATAGAGTAGGCTCGGCTTGGACGATTCCAATCCGGGAGTTGGCATAGTTCACATAGCGTTGGGAGA